GCTCTAGAAAGCGCACCAGAGGCCTTACAGATGCCACTGCGCTGATAGGGTGCAGGGTGTCTGACGGGCATTTGTTTGAAATCAAAGTTTGGGAGCAACCAGAGGGACCCGCAGGTGAGGGATGGGAAGTTCCTATCACTGAGGTTGACTACCAAGTGAGACAGGCTTTTGAAAACTACAAAGTGGTGGGGATGTTCGCTGACCCAGCTAAGTGGGAAAGCTACATTGCACAGTGGGAAGCTGACTTTGGAAAGAATCTCAAGGTCAAGTCCACACTCAACCACCCAATTGAATGGTGGATGACAGGGAACAGGTCCTATCTAGTGGTGAGAGCACTAGAGCAATTCCAGAACGCTGTCATTGACAAAGAACTAACACACAGTGGCTTGGCACTTTCAAGGCATGTGTTGAACTCCCGCCGCCGTTTGGGCCGCTCTGGAGTCAGCATTGCCAAGGAACACCCTGAGTCACCCAACAAAATTGATGCCGCAATTGCGGCTGTGCTGGCCTACCAGGCTAGACTCCAGGCACTCTCCAAGGGAGAGGCCACCAAGACAACATTTGTGCCTCGCCGTATTAGATAGGAACTTGAATGGCTACTCAGCTAAACAGCTCTCAACAGGGGATGTTGAAGTATCTTGCAAAAGAGCAAGCTCATTTCAATCTGCTAGAGCGTTACTATGATGGGGATGCACCACTCCCAGAGGGACCTGATGCACAGTCACGGGCCTACAGGCGTTTCCAGCGTAAAGCCCGCCTGAACATGGCTCAGCTTTCTGTGGCCGCAGTCCGTGAAAGAATGAGGATTGGTGGATTCCGCACAGGTGCAGATGATGATGAGAACGGTGATGATGTTGCCCGCCGTCTCTGGAAAGCAAACAACCTAGATGTTTACAGCGCTGACCTGCACACCTACTTCCTAAAGTTTGGTGAGGCCTACGCCTTTGTGGGCATGCCACAGGGCCGTGAATACCCGTTGGTCACTATTGAGGACCCACGCCAGGTTCACGCCATCACCAGCCCAGAGGACCCTAGCCAAGTGCTGGCCGCTGTCAAGGTATTCTCAGAGGGTGGTTATCACCACGCTTATTTCTACTACGCTGATGAGATTGTGATTTTCAGAAAGCCCTCAGACTCAAGCCCCTATGACACAGACAACTGGATGTTTGATGAGGAAGCCTCAGCACCAAACCCACTGGGTGAAGTGCCTGTGGTCAAGTTCACCAATGCTGATGGCAAGGGTGAGTATGAGCCTTATCTAGACATCATTGACAGAATCAACCACATGATCCTCCAGAGGCTAATCATTGCTACAACCGCCGCTTTCAAGCAAAAGTGGGTCAAGGGTGATTTCCCTACACAGGACCCAGATGGCAATGAGATTGACTACAACGGCCTGTTTGAGGCTGGCCCTGGTGCAATGTGGATTCTGCCACCAGATGCAGAACTAGGTGAGCTGGACCAGTCATCAATGCAGGACATCATCAATGCTGTCCGTGCTGACATCCAAGACTTTGCCGCAGTCACCAGAACCCCAATGCATTACCTATCTCCAGATGGAGCTAACCAGAGCGCTGAGGGTGCATCACTAAGCCGTGAGGGTCTAGTGTTCAAGACTGAGGACAGAATGGCCAGGGCAACCGTTGGTTGGTCCAAGGTGATGTCACTGATGTTCAAGTGGATGGGTGACACAGAGCGCTCTAACCTATTGGACCTAGAGCCACTGTGGAAGCCAGCTGAGCGCTACAGCCTCTCTGAGAGAGCTGATGCCAACACTAAGTTCCAGGACCTCCCTTTCAACAGTAGAATGAAGCTAGTGGGCCAATTTAGCCCAGCTGAAATTGCTGAGATGGATGTTGAGAGAGCTGGAGAGCAGTTGCTTACAGATGCGCTACTTGGAACCACCGCAGGTGAGACGGGTCAGCCAGCACCAGTTGAGCAGACTAGCCTGAGAGAACGGGCTGAGGCTCTGGGTGCATTTATCCGCTCAGGTGTAGTTCCACAGGATGCGGCTAGATTGGTTGGTCTAGATGAGGGTATTGAGTTCATTGATGCTCTACCAATCACGCTAAAGCCAAACACCTTGCTCGCCGCTGAGACGGATGCGACACAGGCTCAGGCCTAAGCATGGCAACACAGCGTGAGTTACTAGATGCCTATAACAGGCTAAGCTCTCGCATTGTCCGTGGCACTGGTCAGAGGTTAGCTGGAGTATTTAGCAACCTTGGCTCATGGCGTGATGATGACTTTGACAGATTCTTTGCTCTAGCTACCAACACGCTATCTGGTGCATCAATGCAAGCCGCTAGGTTGCAGGTTGCTTTCTACCAGCAAATGGCTGAGCTACAGGGTGAGAAGTTTATTGCCCCACAGCTAAGGCCAACTGACTTCACCACTGAGGCTCTCAGAAATGGGGCCCAGGCGGCTGAGGTCTACAGGCGGCCCTTTGTCAATCTCTACACAGCACTGTCAGAGGGCAAGGCAATGACTGAGGCAATTCAGATGGGTGCTAACAGGATCAGCTCTATAGCCTCTACAGATGTCCAGCTTGCTAGGCGCAACGCTGGCTTTGGCTCCAGAGCTAGGAATGACAGGATTGTGGGTTATGCCCGCACACTAACTGGCGCTGAGAACTGTGCTCTCTGCTATGTAGCAAGCACACAGCGTTACACCCGTGGAGAGCTTATGCCAATCCACCCTGGATGTGACTGTGGTGAAATGCCTATCTGGGGCAAACAGGACCCAGGGCAAGTCATTGATGAAATTAGGCTTGATGCTACACACCAGGCAGTAGAGGACCGCTTTGGATTCTCAGACCCAGGTGCTAGAGCAATTGACTACCGTGACATAGCAGTGAGAGAGCATGGCGAAATGGGCCCAATGCTTACCATTGCAGACCAAAAGTTTACTGGCCCTAGCCAGATTTAGATTTCAGCACACCGCTGATTAGCTCGCAATGAGCGCAACACCCTATCCGAAATGGAGAGATAAACATGGCTGACATTGAAACAGACCAGATAGAAACAACTGAGGCCCCAGAGGCTGTGGATCAGTCCACGGAATCAGAGGTCCCAGAGGTATCCGAAATGGATACACTCAAGGCTGAGGTTGACAAATGGAAGTCTCTGAGCCGCAAGAATGAACAGCAAGCAAAAGCAAACATAGCCGCCGCAAAAGAGCTAGAGACCATCAGGCAGTCACAGTTGACCGAAACTGAGAAGCTGATTGAGCAGACCAAAACGGAAACCGCTCTCAGCGTTCGCAGGGAGTTCGCTAACAAACTGGTTGATGCAGAGCTCAAGTCAGCTCTACAGGGCAAGCTAATGGATGCAGATTCCTTGCTCTCATTTGAAAAGTCATCATTCATTTTGGATGACGGAAACATTGACTCAGAGGCTATTCAGTCATGGGTTGAAGCGCACAGCAAAACTACGGAAACCCCTGCACCCGATTTGGGCCAGGGAAGCCGTGGCAATAATCCAAGCAAGTCTCAAATTAGAAGTAGAGATGAGCTCACAAACATGTCACCAGCAGACATCCTCCAGGCTCGCAATGAGGGCCGTCTGGATGCTCTAATGGGCAAACTATAAGAAAGTAGAAACAAATGGCAATTGATAACTTTATCCCCGAAATTTGGAGCGCTGGCGTAACCCAGAGCTTCATTGCAAACCAGGTTGTTATCCCAACCCTAAACACTCAGTATGCAGGTGAGGCAACCCGTGGAAACACAGTGCACATCATCAACGCAACCACTCCAACCATTGTTGACTACGCCGCCGCTGGCCGTAGCATCACCGCAGAAGCTTTGGCTGACACAGAGGTTCAGCTTCTAATCAACCAGGAAAAGGCTTTTTCTGTAAATGTTGATGATGTTGATGCTGTTCAGGCCGCTGGTTCATTCAACGCTTGGACTGATGCGGCTGGCCGTGCACTAGCAGAAGATGCTGAGACTTATGTTTTGGCTCAGATGCTTGCTGGCGCAACTGACGGCAACACTGGTTCAGTAGTTGTTGACACCGCCGCTGAGGCCAAGGCCGCTATCCGTGCAATCCGTAAGTCACTAACTGAGTCAAAGGTTCCATCAGGCAACCGCTTTGTGGTAGTAAACCCTGACTTTGCTGACCTACTACTCCAGGACCTCTCTGATGTCTCTGTTGCTGGTGGCTCAAATGAGTTGCGTGACGGTCAGATCCTACGCCTATACGGCATGGATGTAATTGAGTCCCCACTAGTAGCTGGTGCAACTCCAACCGCTGTTGGTTACCACCAGGACATGGTTGCATTTGTGAACCAGATTGGCTCACTAGAGTCCCTACGCAACCCAACCAAGTTCTCTGACAT